TCCTACCTGTAAAGGTAATGGCTATGTAAAGGTCGCATGCATTTATGAAAAAGAAGATATGGTTCATCAATGCTGGGACTGTGACTCTCAAGGAGAACTTTATGATTATGGCGATGAAGATTTTTCGAATGTTGAGGGGGAAGGGATGTCAATACATTAATGGAAGATGTTGACAAAGCGTATATCGCAGGACTCTTTGATGGTGAAGGGTCCATACATTTCAAACGGGGTATAGAAAAAAAGAAAAAACACAAGGGTGATGGTTATAGATTATCTAACTCCATGCGTATTAGTATGGAGATAACCATGACAGATTATTCTGTATTGTTATGGGTCCACGAGACTCTAGGTGTAGGCACGCTTAGACCCAAGACTGTCAAAGGACTTAGAAAAGACGGTACAAAGTATCTACCACAATGGAAGTGGCGATGTACATTTAGGGATGCTTACTATGTATGTTTATTGATCTGGCCCTGGTCTCATGTTAAACTAGAAAAGATTCATGATGTAATAGAATATTATTCAGATAAAAAGTTAAAAGAAGGTAATGTTGTGCATCTAGAAGACTGGAGAAAAAGAGGAACAAGGAATGTTTGATAAATACATATACAATTTTTTACATTTTATAATGAAATGGGCGGGTATGTTAAATGCCTGGGCATGGCGTAAACATGTAAAAATTATAGAAGACAAACGTCAAAAAGAAAACGAAGAATATGTCAAAGAGTTACAAAAGAAGTTATGAGTAAAAAAGAAAAGTTTGATGGCATAACTAGACCCTCTAATGATTTATATCGTAAGAACTTTGATGAAATATTTGGTAACAAAGACAAGACTTTACATGAAGAACTAATGGAAGGTTTTGAAGAAGAAAAGAAGATAAATGAAGAAGAGTAATAAATACCGGTATATGTCCGGACAAATGTACGAGCACCACGGATCACGGCTCTATGATTTTGGTGGAGAAAAATTACCGTCGGTTACAACCATTTTAGGATTGACAAAAGACCAAAGTTTTATAAAGGACTGGCAACAAAAAGTAGGTTATGAAAAAGCAGAACAGATCAAGAATCATAGTAGTAAACGGGGAACTTCCATGCATAAATTCCTGGAATGTCACGTCACAGGAGTTGGCTACGATGATCTATCACCCATTGGGGCGGAAGCTAAACCGATGGCAGAAAAAATTATTGAAATTGGTCTTACACCCGTTGATGAATATTACGGTTCGGAAGTTACGTTACACTATCCGGGTCTATACGCAGGTTCAACAGATCTTGTATGCTCACACAATGGCATGGAAACTATTGTTGACTTCAAGCAGGCCAATCGTCCGAAGAAGAAAGAATGGATCGAAGATTATTACCTTCAAATCGCAGCGTACGCTATGGCACACGACTACGTATACAAATCTCAAATTAGGCAGGGAGTTATCATGGTATGCACGCCTGACCTATATTATCAAGAATTCAAAGTTGAAGGACCTGAATTAAGGCGCTATAAACATAAGTTTCTGAAAAGATTGGACATGTATCATGACCTAAAATTTGATGAAAAAGAAAGAACCAAACCAATGAAAGCAGAGGATTTTGTCAAATGAACTGTTGGCACTGTGGACATCAATTGATATGGGGTGGTGACCATGATACCGAGGATAATGAGGATTATGATATAGTTAGTAATCTTTCGTGTCCTAAGTGTCATTCAGCGGTTGACGTGTGGCATCCATCAGAGAAATTAATAGAGAAGTATAAAAAATATGAGAAAAATAAAACCAAATAATCTAGATAAAATAAACAGGCTTCAATTAATGAAGAAACATCCTATTGGGGGAATAGGTGAAAGAGATTCACGTATAAATAAGTTAATAAACAAACTTTATAATAGAAAGGAAGACTATGACAGATCAAACTAGATGGGGCATTGATCTTGTACACACGAAGAATAAGGCAATAAAAAGGCAGAAAGACATTGTAAAGCGATCTTTGGTTGAAGTTGATAAGTTAGAGGAGCAATATATTGTTGAATTGATGATGGAGATTGAGGCAATATACGAGCAGAAATATGGCGAAAATAAGGCAAAAGGTGTCGTTCTTTAGAACAATTCTAATGTATCAGGGTTCATGGAGCACGGACCATGGAACTGTGGAACTCCCATGGAACTTTTTTTTCGGCCTAGAAACCGCTATATATAAGAACTATTTAGACCAAAAGATAAAAAGTTCCACGGTACCATCACTTTTTTTTCCACGGAACAAAAAAAGTGTTTTGGTCTAGAAAGAGTATATAGTAGGAATAAGTTATGAGAAAAAAATCCAGAAGAATAAATAGCTACAACAAACCTAAGCTGGTCAAACAGGCTGTTAAGTTTCCATACAAGCGTGTACGTATCGATTGGATTGATATTATCACTGAAGGCGGCTGGGGTACCGTTAAAGAGTTTAAAGACATGAAACTAGCTACACCAGTTAGTGAAGGGTGGTTGTTCAGTAAAGACAAAGATACTGTAAGAATATTTGCAGGCTACGATGTTGATGATGATGGGTCTATTACTTTTTCTGAGAGGTCGGTGTTTCCAACTTCTTGTGTGAAGAAGATAACTCGGATTCATTAGGTGTTACATTTATTAGAGATCCGTAGTCGTCTATTATCTGTTTCATTTTTGCTTCTAACTCTTGTTCTGATAGGTCCTCTAATTTTCCTGTTTTTATTATCTTCCTATCTATGTATAATCCTGCTGCTTTTCCTCTGTTTGCTTCCGCATTCACTGCTGAAGAGAATGATCCTTTTTTCAAAGCGGCTTCTCTAAGTCTTGCAAGTTCAGCTAGGTGTCCTTCATAAGATACTTCGTGTTTCTTAATTCTCTCTTCTCTTAACTCACCTATATATTTTGCAACAAGCGGATAATTTTTTGGGTTCGTGAGCGATGATCCTTCATGCCTTGCATTGTCCTTGCTATAACCAGCAGCAGCTGCTGCTTCTGATTTAGTCATTGGTCCTTCTGGTCCACCGAATACTAAAAACTCAGCGAATCTCATTTGCATTTCTGTTAATCTTTTTGGTACTCCCATATTGACTTTTTAAGACAACTATCCTATAAAGTCAATACATGAAAGTACACAAGAGTTCACAAGAATTACAAGAAACTATAGAAGGATATAAGTTGGTTATACAGGAATTGAGAAAAGAGATTTGGGAATTAAAACAAATTACATTTGAAAACGAAAAAAATAAAAACTTGTTGCAAGGTTATAAAAACGTGATACAGGATTTATCATCCAGGTTGGTTAAATAATGTTTGTCAAACATTTACAAGACTATCTAGAAAAGTTTACTGAAGGTCCAGGTGGTAAAAGAGGTAATGCAGTCTCTAACGCTCGAATCTATATCATGACTGAAAAGGGTTATCTCGAAGAGATCAAACGTATTGAAGTACATGAAAGCACCATCATTGGTGATGGTTCAATCAAAGTTGTATTGAAACCACAACGTGAAGAAAAGCTTATTTTAAACCCTGGTGTAGCTAAAGAATATTAATTATAGAACACAGAGGTTGTCTTGAAAAACATATGGGTCCAGAGCGTAAATTGTATCAAAAAGTTAAGAACAAACTTACCTCTATTTCGTGGATTAGATTGGAAAACAATAGCTTACTTGGTACTCCCGATCTATTGGGCTATAATAATTCTGGGCACTTTTTCACTTTAGAACTGAAGACAACTCGAGGCAATAAGATCAAGTTCTCACCACATCAAATTAGCTTCCACACACGCCATCCACACAATACATTTATCATGGTAGAGGCCCTTGGTCCGGGTACCGTGAAACTTTTTCGTGGTTCAAGAATCTTGGAGCTTGAAGCTTGCGGCTTGAAGCTTGAGGCTTGTTGCTCAGGGCTTGAAGCTTGCGGCTTGTTGCTTGATGGGCTTGGAGCTTGATGCTTGCGGCTTGGCGCTTGGAGCTTGAGGCTTGTGGCCCGGACCAGGTGCACGCTCCGACTCACCGTCGTGAGAACTTTTGCTAATGACCTGATCCGATTTATTACGCTCGCGTAATTCTTTATAATATTT